GGGTGTCGGGTCTCATTGGTCCTCCTGGGTTTGGGGGCGCATAAAGGGGGTGGGCTTCAAGGGTGGTGTGGCTCGCAATGCTATTTTGGATTTCATGGGCAACCTGGCTCGCATTCTGGTCCCGGGGTTCACTTCAAAACTGGCTCGCACGACGGGCCTGTGATTAAGGGAAACCGTGGCTCGCACGGCATATATGGGTTTCATCCATCCAATGGCTCGCATGAATATCCTGGGTTCCACCCTACCTCGGGCCGTTCATGACTTTTTACACTACCGCTTATCTGCCGTCAACCACTTCGAGCTTGATTTTTCCTCTCTGGCGTGATTTTTTATGCTCCATGCTCCACGCGACGAATAATAAAAACGGCCTTGACCGGGCCGGGGAAATCATCCACCTGGAACCGATGCAAAGCCGTGTCCGCGACTTCATGGCCGTGAAAGGCCTGTCCTTGTCCGACATGGAGAGAAAAACCGGGTTGGCGAGAACGACGCTTGTTCGCGCCTGTCGAAACGGCGAAGAGGGCATTGATTGCTGCACCCTAAAGACATTGAGGAAAATCGCCCGCGCCCTTGATCTTCGCCCAAAAGACCTCTTCCTTGACGACTAGGCCCGCGCCTCGGCCCCGACCCCTCGCCCGGCGTCCATGGCCGGGACGTCGTAGTCGCCGGAATCAGGCATGTGGTTCCCCTTGGTTCATGATCTCCCCTCCGCAATCCTGTGCAGTTCTTCAAGCGTCCTTTGCGTGAAATCCTCTCGCAAAAGATCCTTCACCCCGATCTTGCCTTCCTCGAGCAGCTTGACCCGGCCAGGGCCAAGCGTCGTAGCCCGCTTCTCGGCACCGGACAAACTTTGAAACCACGCATCGGCGTCCGTGGCCCGGGAGACGCGCACCACGGCGTTTCGGTTTCCGGCGTCGATGTTGCGAACGACAAGCTCCCCGTCCGCGCCTTTTTTGCCCCGCACCACCCACCTGTCCATTTCGCCCTGAAACTCATCGATGGGGATGCCGAGTTCACGCATGGTGATGGTGGCCGGGCCACGGTTGCAGCGGCACCGGGGATGTAAAGGGATAGGCGGCCCCTTGCCCACGTCGAACCGGCGGCCGTGCAGGGCCAGACACCGGGGGCAAACCAGGTTGTCGCCGCTGGTCAACCATTTCCAGCCCTTCACCACGTCCGGGTTGGCCTTGAAAACCATGTTCCGGGCCTCATTGTTGGCCGCGCTCACGAAGGTTCTTGTCAGGGTCACGGCCTCGTTGCGGGCCATACCGAAGCCCTGCTCCACGCGCTTCACCAGCCCCGGATAGCCCTCGCCCTTGATGACGCCCACGTTGATGGCCTGCCGGATTTGGGCTTGCACCGTGGCGTCAAAGCTGGCGTCCACCCATTTGTCGATACGCCTGCCGCTCAAGGGCGTGGACTGGAAAAACGCCTGAAGCTGGCTTTGCGTCAGGTCCACGGCGTTGACCGCCACATGCGACAGGCCGCCCACGGTGAGCATGGCGGCGGCCTCGGCCAGGGCAGGCCCCCCGGCTGTGGCGGCCATGGCCACATACTGCCCGGACAAGGTTTGCCGCAGCGCTAGGGTCATATCGTCCATGGATTCAAGCAGGGCTTGCAGGCGTTCGGCCTTCCAATCGCTCATGCCCTGGAACTTGGCCGCGAACTCGCGGAAGACCTCGGCCCGGCCCTGGTCGAAGGCGGCAAGGATTTGCTCAAGCGCCGAAGCCTCGAAGATGTCAAGGCGATACCGGAACGCGATGGCCCGGGCGCGAAAGTACAGGTCTAGGAGTGCTTGCGAGTCCCTTTCCATGGTGTTATGCCGCCTCCATGGCCGAAGGAAAGATCACCGACCCGGAAGAGATTGCCCGCCTACACGCCGAATGGGCCAAGCTGCCGCCCATTTCCACGCACATGACGCCGCGCCGCCGGGCGCAAGCCGCCTTCGGGCGACGGCTCATGGTCATGGAGAACATGCCATCCGAGGTCGCGCAGACCGATCCGGAACTTGCCGGAAGGCCCGGCGTCGAAGGCCCGAAGGTGGACGCCTCCATTACGCTGCCTGACCTTGATTTGCCGGATTCGCCGCCGGAGGCTGATCCATCCCGCCGAAAGCCGACGTAGCCGCCGCCTGAAATGTCCCCGCCCGCTGTTCCTTGGTAATCCGCTCGTTTTCCTTCCCGATGTCGAAGTCATCCGCGAAAATGCCGCGCCGCTTCTTCTCCTTGAGGTAGGTTTCCCGGCTGATGATGCCGCTTTTCACGTCATCGGAAAGGCCCTGAAGCGCCACGGCATCGTCCATGAGCGCCGGGCGGAACTCCGTGTTCACCACCAAGCTCGGGGCCTGGACTTGGCCGCCCATGAACACGCCCATGAATACCATGGCCTGTTCAAGCGCGTCCTTGAGCTCCAGTGCCCACCCCTTTAGCGTGGAATCGGACTCAGCGGACGACAAGGCCGACCCGGTGGCCGTCACGTCGCCCGTGCGGGGCATAAGCAGTTGCAGCCCGAACAAGGCCATCTCGGTCTTCAGATCCTCGAGTTCCTGCCGAGAGGCCGCCACGGACGGCGCATCAACGCCGATGGGCTGGATTCTTCCGGACGGATCGGAAATCTTCGTCAGGGTGCCCGGCCCCCACGGCACCTTGTCATCCGGCCCGGCCCCGGCCGCGTACATGCCCGGGGAGCGAACCCAGGTCATGAGCTGGTTGTGTTCGGCCTGCTTCTGCCAATGCTCGATATTCTTGTCGGCCAGGGCCTCAAGCGCCGGGGCGCAGGTCACTTCATCCAGCGGTTTGCCGGGCCGGTAGAAGGCCCCGGGAATTTCATCGCCAGGAAGGGCGCCCTCCTTTTTCTTGACCCATTCGTCTTTGTCCTCGTTCTGCTTGCGCCAAATCTCGTACCCGCCGGGCCGAAGCACGCGCACCTGAAGCCGCGTCTTGTCCCCGGCGTCCCACTCGCCCTGTTCGGTGTAGGTTTCCAGGATGCGCAGCAGCGTCAGGCGTTTCTTGCCCTCCTGGACCTCGTAGCGCCAGCCCAGGACGTTTTCGGCCAGCACACGGACCAGCTTCGGCCGCAGGCCAAGGACGGCGCTTGCCTCGGCCGTGAGCGGTTTCCACGCCTCGATCCCGGCATCGTCCTTGGACAGGTATTCCCTGGTGCCGTTCGGCCCGGGGCGCATGTTCACGCTCTCGGAATCGACCAGGATCAGGCCGAAACCGTCATTGAGGCACCCGTGGAAAAACCGCTTCGCCCACGTTGTGATGTTGTTGCCCTCGCCGTCGATGTTTTCCATGAGGGCATCGAACTCCGTACCCTTGGCCTCCCCTTCCTTCTCCATGGCCACGTCGCGCGAAAACACCTGCCCGGCCAGATATGCCAGGGTCTTTTCGTAGCCGTTGAATAGCGTGGCCCCCTGCACGCGGTCTTTCCATTTGGCGTCGTCCTCGCCGTCGTACTTCGGCAGATACCGGACCCCGGCGGCGCGCATGACACAGAGCCCGCCCATGAGGTCTTTGGTGACCCGGGCGCGATCCCTGTAGGCCGCTACCTCGGCGCGCGGCGTGGCGACGTTGACTTTTTTGATTTCGGCCATGGTGGTCATCTCCTGAACCCCCCGGTTTGTTGCTGGGAACTGAAGGTGCGGGTTTTCTCCAGAATCCGGTATCGCGTGGCGTCGTAAATGTGGTCTTCGGCGTCAGTGTCGATGTCGTCCCAATTCTTTTCGCTGCGGGGCAGGACCGGGACCGTGCGGAGAAAATGCCGACATGTATCGAACGCGAAAAAACCTGGCTCTTCCATGGGGGTCTTGCACGAGTCCGAAAGATATTTCCGGAACCGCTCAAGCCCATTCACGCGGCTCCCGGAGGACTTGTCCGCTCGATCCCACCGGACCCCGACCCGGGCCATGTCGTCGCCGATGCAGACGCCATTTTGGGCCTCAAAAATTTCGCCATCCGCCGGGCCAGGGACGACCTTGAACGAGAACCCCTTTTCGGCCTCCACGATCTTCCGGGCGATGTCCGTGGCGATCATCCGGCATCCCTCGTTCGGCTTGCCGTTCCAGCCGTAATACTCCGCAACCAGGAAGAGGGTTCCCCGGGGCCATGACTTCCTCGTTCCGTCTCGCAAGGTGGCCTCCGTTCCATCCGACTCGGCCCACCAGCACACGGAAAACGGATGACTCGAACCCCAATCGAAAGACCTGTCCACGCGCCAGGACTTTGGGACCGCAAACGGCGGAATCTCGTGGACGGATTTGCGCCACAAGTCGTCAATCGCGCCTCCGGCCGTGATGTTCCAATCCCCGTGAAGCCACGCCTTACGCTTGTTCTCATCCGTAACGGCCTCAATGTTTTTGATGTATTCCGGGTCCGCCGCTAGAAGGATCTTGTTTTCGCAGATCGAACCATGGATGCACACCCTCGGCCGCCCATGCTCATCCCGGACAACAACCCCTCGCGGCGCAGGGTCAATGAATCTGGCTTTTACCCAGTTATGCCCGGCCCCGTAGGGGTTGGCCGTGGCCCTGTACTTGCGAGGGACGCCGGGATGCGATGACCGGCAAACCGAAGTCATATCTTCGTAAAGCCCTGGACTTGCCCAGTTTGTAAGTTCTTCCCACCCAATCCAGGGGTATTCGTGGCCGTGGTAGTTCCAGTAGTCGTCTTTTACTTTCGCCGTGCGAAAGAGCAGTTCTTCGCCATCCGCAAAGCGCCACTTGTAATCAGACTGGCTCTCAAGGAATCTTGCCTTGGAAAATATCTGGCGAAACCACTTCTTCGACTTGGTTACAACGTCCGCAAGTTCCTTGTACTCCCGGCGGAACAAAATCCCTCTCCACGCCGCGCCGAACCCCTGGCCGACGTGCTGGGCGAAGTCCATAAGTAAGGCGTCCGTCTTGCCGGGGCCTCGCGTGCCTTCGTACAGGCATTCAAAGATCGGGCAGGCCAGGAAGAGCGTCTGCGACCCGGCTTGCGGCGCCCACGTGACCTTAGCCATCC